TTTTATTATTAAATAAACAAATATGGCAATTCCTATTTCATGTAAATGTATCACATACGGACGAGTTGATTTATTAGAAGAATCATTATACAGTTTTTTAAATCAAGAATATGATGGTGATAGTGAGATGGTTATCGTGAATGACTATCCTGAACAAAAATTATATTTCGATCACCCGAAAGTTAAAATAATTAATTTCGATAAAACATTTGAAACAATTGGAGCTAAGGAAAATTTTGCGGTAGAAAATTGTAGCTACAATACAATAGCAGTTTGGGATGATGATGATATTGCATTATCGAATCACTTAGGTAATATAAACAAATATTTTCCAAGTTACGATTTACTTCATTGGAATAGAGGTGCGTTGGTTAATCATAATAAAATACATGCTCTGACTTCTCTGGGAAATTCTGGCATCATTTATACTAAAGAGATATGGGAGAGATCGAGTAAACATCCTCTTGAAAATGCGGGATATGATATGTCATTTGTTATTAAATTGAAAGGAGAATATAATTGTAGAGTGGTAAATGCTTCCCCACCAGATGAAGAAATTTCGTGGATGTATTTATGGGGCGGTAGAAGTTATCATATGTCGGGTCAAAGTAAGGATACACCAGATAGAGAAAATGTAATTATTAGACATTCGAAACACATTGATAATTTAAAAAAAGAGGGAAAAATTCCAATTGGTGATATTGAACTAAAGCCAAAATGGAACACCGACTATAAACAACTTTTAGAAAATTATTTGAAAATATGAAAACAATAGTCGTATTGGGAATGCATAGATCAGCAACCTCATTAGTTGCCAGAACTTTAAATTCTGAAGTTCATATGGGAAAAAAATTGTTGATCGGATTAGTAGACAATCCAAAGGGTCATTATGAAAACATTGAGATAATTAAAATAAATGATGAGATATTACACAATTCTGGTGGTAGTTGGTTTGATCCCCCACCAAGAGAAAAAATAATTGAAATTGGTAAAAATTATGAAGATCATATTAAACGGATCGTCGCTGATGAGGTTGCAACAGCACAGAGTAAAAATATGGAAAGTTGGGGGTTTAAAGATCCTAGAACATCATTGACCATAGATGCTTGGTATAAACATCTACCAAATCCTCAATTTGTTGTATGTTATAGAAATCTTAAAGATATTGCCACGTCCCTACACAAAAGAAACGGGATTTCAATAGAGCAGGGAAAGAACTTAGCAATTGAATATAATAAAAGAATATCACAATTTTTGGAATCTTTTTATATGGAGGATTGATCCTCTACCTGCGTTGGGAATATGCATGAATGCGTAATCATTCATTGTCCACATTTAGTATTTTAATTTTACCATTTGGTAAGACATCAATCTCAATACTTTCACCCTTTTTTTTAAAAATTTCATCTAACAGTAGATATTTATTATATTCATCGAAGTCAGGCGTTATGATAAATTTTTTGTTTAATAAATTTAATTCTATTAATTGGTCATATGAAATTTTTTGTATTTGTAATTCCGTGGGTTGACACGATAAATGAAAATTAGATGTTGAAAATCCATAAACAAAATCGCGTTCATTTTCATTTTCATCTTTTTTAAAATTTCTTAATTTGTGATGTAATTCCGCATCTTCTTGAAAATTATTAGTGCTGCCATATCCTCCAACATCAAAAAACATTTTTTTTCGATATGATTTATTGTTCGTCCCCCCACTACACGAAGCAAATTTATCCGCATATATAGTATATGAGGGAAAATTTCTGTATGCTTCCACAGAAGGATCGGCGTATTGTTTCATATGATTTGATAAACGGTTGGGTAAGAAAATATCATCATCATCCCATGGATGTATCACATCAAAATGTCCGTATGCTGCCCCCAAGTTTCTTTTTTCCCCTACCGATATCTTTTTGGTCAAATTCATAACAGTGACATTATCATAATCACATTCCAATGTGATTTTTTTATCATCATTGATGATAACCAAATGCTTGTCATCATAGTCTTGATGTAAAAATGATGCTAACAATCTCCCCAGATAAGGGAGTCTTCCATAAGTTGGACATACAACAAGTGCTTTCATAGTATATTCGTATAATCTTTATATCCATTTTCAATATCACTAAAATTTGGATATTGTTTTGTCAAAGATGACCCGTCATCTTTGGTAAGTAAAAAACAATCATGCGTATTATGCATTCCCGCTACACTAACATCAAAGCAAATAGTGTTTTCAATTTTTAACAAAATATCATACATAGTATGATTACATGCATAGCTATGCAACGCATAGCTATAGTGCAATTTGTAGATATTTTTATCTATATGCGTTGGGCGATGTATGTGATACCCTCCAAAATAAATCATATCCCATCTCGGAATATGATTTATATTATTTTCAAATACATTTAAAATATCATCATCCAATACAACATCGTCTTCAAAAATCAAAACATTTTCAACATTATTGTTTTTACACTTTTCAATTATTTCACAATGACTGAGCATACACGCATATGCTCCGCTTTTAATATTAGGGGGTATGTTATCCAACTGTTCATGATCTATTGCTGAAAATCTCTCAACATTTATTCCAAATTTTTCAAATTGTTTGGAAGCATGTTCCCAACGATCAGGTCGTCTATCCAAATTTATACAATAGATTTTTTTGAAAAAATTATTTAAAGCATTCATTTTTCTCTTTTTTTGGATATATATTTGATATTTTTTCGTTTCAATTTAGGAATCACATTTTCAAAGAATCGAAATGCTTCTTCATCCGTATCGAATATCTGTGAGTATCTGTTCACTGTCTCATTAGCATAATTCAACAGATCTTTATCATAGAAACTCAAGTAACGAGTCACCATATAAGGAGAGAACTCTTCCAACAATTCATTTGTCATCTCCCCTTTCTTATCAAAAAGAATGTGATTTATTGTGTTAAACATAAGCGATTATTGATGATGTTTATATATTCCCCACTGATCTCACTGCCTACAAAATTTCTATTATTTTTTATAGCCATTTTAGCAGTAGTTCCACTTCCCATGAACGGATCATATACCAAATCACCTTCATTTGACCAACTTAAAATATGATCTTCTGCCAATTTTTCAGGAAAGATTGCAGGATGTTTGTATGCAATTTTATCATCAGACCCATAACCACCTCCTTGCGTATACTTCCAGATATTACGTCGAATACCGAATTCAGGAGCGATTTTACTTTCATATTTCTCACCCATAGTCCCGTCTGCTTTTCGACGTTGGCGAGTTTTACCCCAACGCTCTCTCCATTTATTTGGTCTATCGCAAATAGGATTGAATGTTTTGATTTTATCTTTGGATAAAACAAACATATATTCAAATGCAGGGTAATATCTATTTTTCACTGGTGAGACACCACTCTTCTCATAAATGATGACATCATGTAATTTGAAGCCAATTTCTTTGAAGAAAAGAGCTTGACGGAAACTCGTTCCAGATTTATCACCATCTTTAGTCTGATCACCGACTACCCAAACAACAACTCCACCTTTCTTAGTGACTTTGAAAAGCCCCTTGGCTACATTTTCAAAGTCGAAAGAATAACCATTATAAGTTCGCAAATCATCATATGGAGGGCTGGTAACAGTTAAATCAATGGATTCTTCTGGCATACTATGAATAGTATCCAGACAATTTTCATTATATATTTTATTAATTTCAAACATTACATTTAATCATTTTATCGTAGTAAATATCAGTCGCTTCTCCACCATCTGCGAACCACTTGGAAGGGAAATAAGATGTCTTATCACCAATCAAAGCTGCCCACCAAGAAAAGGTAGAGTTGCTCCCCACTACGATATCACAATTTGACATATATGCAAGATCTTTAATATCAGAATCGGAATGTAATATTTCAAATTTATAATTCGGAAATTCGTTGATTACATGATTTGGATCATCAGTGAATACTTTAATATTTTGCCCTTTGTATTTTTCAAAGAACTTTTCAAAGTATTCTGTATGACAAACATGATGAATTGTAGCATGTTTGAGATAATCCCCTCTTCTAATATGAAATGCTATATCAATTTCTGAATCAACTTCTGGCAAGTTCAATAAAGAAATAAATTCATCTTTGTATTCTTCAAAATATTTCAAAGATTGGAAATATCCATTCAATGATACAGACCCTACATAGAATGGTAACTCATCATAATTAAATCTTTTTTCATGAATACCAATCACATCTCTAGTGAAACAATTACCATATTCAAAATTCTTGAAAATTGTATCCTTATACACTAAAGGATTGGTTCCTTGACCAGCAAACCAATTATAAGGGTTGACGATCAATTTCTTACCATGTTTCTT